TAGCATACCTATCTGCACCATCCTTACAACCACCGGATACTATTACTAGTTTATCTCCAAACTGTTGCTTTAATTTATATACAGTTTCTCGTATCTTACGTTTATCTTCATATGTACGTGAACCAATAATACCTACTCTCATACTTTAATTCGTTGTTTTCTAGCGCATAAATCTTGCTTATCTTTGAAGATACAATATTTACAGTTTTTATTATTCTTACCTGCTACTGCTGGATATTCTCTATCCGTGTTGTAACTACCGTCAGCATTAAACGCATTTCGCACAAACTCATCTACAGAGCCGTTAATCTTATTCAACGTAGGTTTACCAGCAGCAGGGGTAAATAGTTGCACTCTCTTTTGAGGAAAGTCCATATTCTCATACAGCGTACGTTTAACAATAAAATACTCTACTCTAATATTTTCTATAGGTACATTAAATTGTTTAGCATAATAAGATTTGTATAATACTAGCTGAGCAGTCTTAGTCTTATCTGCTTTTTGGTACTTATTCCACCCTGTTGTACTAGTTTTAATATCAATAACTTTATACGTATTATCACGCTTATCTTTAATAATAAGATCGATAAATCCTCTGAATTTAACATTCTCATTTACATCCATCGCTACATCTAACGGTATTTCAACGCCTACCAGTTCATGATCTTTCTTAGGAAAGTAAACACTTCGATTTCTAAATACGAAATCTAATATCTCTACACCGTGTTGATAAAACTCTCCCATCTCAAATGCATTAGTGAACGCAGGATCTTGACCCATTGCCATCGCTTTACGATATTCTTTAGCCATAAAGTCTTTAAGTATCTTGTACCAATCCTCTTTATCAGCTGCTACTACAGAGTCTTCATACATTATAGTTAGATACGATTGAAGAGTTTCATGAAATGCACTACCAAATAAAGTATATATTGATTGCGTATATTCAGATAGCTTATCTATATAATTAAGTTTCCACTGACGTGGACAGTTAGCGTATTGAGTATATTGTGAATATGATATTTTATTTCCAGTTGCCATTGCTTACTATTTGTGCTATTATTCCATATATTGATAGATCCTGAAACGTATCTTTTACAGATTCAGTTTTTACTTTTGCGTCTTTTTTTAATAAAACCAATTGCTTTAATCTATTAACTTTATCGTTGATCCTAAACCATAATCCAGTTAAAGCAACATGAACTTCTTGGTCTGTCTCTAAATTAGATCCTACAGATATATTACCTTTACCATAATCCATCATCTTACTAGCAAATAACTCATATTGCTCTAGTTGAATTTGTTCATATGCTTTTGCAATATCTGGATAGTGAGCTTTCAGCTCATCTCTACTATTTGTCACAGGCTTCCTCTGCAGATCTTTCTCTCTAATATTATTTAACATGCTAATATCTCCTTATTAATTTCTATACTCTCCATAAGAGCATTTTCTTTACCTTTAGCTTCGAGTACAATATCAATATCTAACCCGTATGTGTTGATAGGCTTCTTACAATAATCAGCGTGAGCTTGAACTCGTATCTTACCCCACTCCTTTTTCAAGCTAGCAAACGTAGGCCAGTCTTCTAGATCATCGAAATCTATATTATTTTTTTCACATATAGTCATAAGCATACGCTTCTTTTCATCACGTCTAGATTCTGAGTAATGAGTGCATTGCGTAACACCTTCAGGCCAAGTGGATGCAGCTAATTTAAGCGCTTCCTCTTCACTTAACCCACTCGTATGAAATGAATGATGAAAGTAATCGAACGTAATAGGTATACCTATCTCTTTATGAAAAAAGTCATATATCATTTGCACTGACCACATACCTGGCTTATCGTCATTCTCTAACACTAACCGTTTTTTAAGATTATCTGATAATCTATGCCATGATGCAATCCACCTTGCTGCTGTAAGTTCTGCATTACCATACATACCACCTACATGGATATTAATTTTATTCTCGAATGAAGGTTCATATCCCATCATATCAAACATCTCACTGTGACGCTCTAATCCTATAATAGATCGCTCCGCTACTTCTAGATTAGGAGAACCTAACACGTGAAACGGGCCAGGATGTGTAGTAAGTCTATGACCATGAGCTCTAGCATAATCACCTGCTTCTAACAATCTATCTTTTATCTCTTGTATTTGAGGTAGTTTAGTTACTTCGAACTGATCATGCCAAGGTATAAGTTCTGAACCTATACGAAATAGTCGTATACCATGCTCTTCATTCCATTTAAGATAGTGAAGTAAATCAGTAGCATTTAGTAGAGCTCTCTCTCCTAGCAATTGATAATTATTCGGGTACCAAGTTGCTTTTCTAGCAGTTCTCGACGTCGTAATCGGTCCACCTAGCTTCTTAGGACGATTAGTTAACCCTTGATTGACACACGCATAACCTATTCTCATATTTTTATCAGTTTTTTAATTTGTTTACTATCGTACCCGTAGTTTTCCAGGACGCTTATTAAGCTTAATATACGAACTTTATCTTGATTAAACAACTGAATATAAGTTTTTATTTCATCTTTAGATACTTGGTAATGCTTATATAATATATCGACAAGTTCAGGATTAAATTTATCTGACTTCTTACCTTTTATATATTTAGTAAACACTTTCTTCTTAGGTAATATACCTGATAGCATTTTATAGTGTATCTCTTTAGGTAGTGAGTAGTATTTTTGAGTATAGTCAATTAAGTGAGCATATTCTTTATACATAGATAACCACTTATTTATCATATACGGTGAATAAGACTTCCAGTCAGACTCTGTATATGCTGTAGGATCTACTTTAAGGTGAGTTATGTTAGCAAGATGTTGAAATATCGTTTTACTCATCTAGTGTTTGCGCTGATTTAGGTAAAAATGCATTATTTATATGTCCACAATCATGGCATCTATAAACCTGTAATGGTATCATTGTTTCTTGCCCATTCGGTGAAAGTATAGCGGATAGCTTCTTAAATAAGAACGTTGGTTCAAAACATTGACCACCACAATGTTCACATACTACATCTTCTAAATCGTTTGGATTTATCTTTACTTGCTGCTCTTGCCCTTGATTAGGGTTCATGTTAATTTCTTTTGCCATTATTTTGTCTCCTGTAATAGTTTATAGAACATTCCCATAATATTAATCTCCTTATCAACTGAGAAAGCTGATTGATATTGAGAGTCAGCTAATATTAGTATGCAAGCTGCGACATCCTTTGCGTACTCATCTACATTTTCAAATAAATATCTATACAAATCTTCGAAGTTTTTCACTTGACTATCTGCAATTATTTTTCGTATAGTTGTAAATGATTTACCATTTGTTAATTCATCTAGAATTTTAGACACATATTCTGCTTCTAGTAGCGATTGCTTATCTACTACAATTTTGTGATTTACAGTCTGTCTTTGCAAAGCATTAATACTTCTACGAATATCAGGATATGTTGCATTCACTATCTGAACAATAGCATCCTTATCCTCAACAATACTCTCTTCATTAGTAATAAACAACAGTCGCTCAGCAACATCCTTCCTGGATGGTGGAGTAACTCCAAATACTTGACATCTACTCTGAATAGGATCTATAATCTTCTCAACATAATTACAAGTTAAAATAAATCTTGTATGTTTTGAGAAGGTTTCCATAAGATTTCTTAACGCCGCTTGAGCGTTAGGTGTCATGTAATCAGCTTCATCTAATATAACTACCTTGAGAGGTGTAAATCCAACACTACTAGAAAAATCTCTAACTTTATTTCGTACTGTATCTACATTATTCTCATCAGATGCGTTTATATAAATATGATCACATTCTATGTTCTTAATGATTAATTTAGCTAAGGTAGTTTTACCTGTACCCGCTTTGCCATATAAAAGGAGATGCGGGATTTCACCGCTCTCCAAATATACTTTAACTTTACTTTTAATAGACTCGTTACCGATATAATCAGCTAACTCCGTTGGTCTATACTTCTCTGTCCAAATTGTATGCATATACTTAATATAAGAAATTTATTACATCATTCCAAATTGTCCCGGTGAAACTTCTTCAGAATCATCAGGTAAATCAGTAATAACACACTCTGTTATCAACATCGTTCCAGCAACAGACGCTGCTTTCTCTAATGCTGTTCTAGTAACTCTTGTTGGGTCAATAATACCCTCTTCAAACATATCAAATGAATCACCCTTACGTACATTCCACCCCATCTCATCTTTACATGGTGATAGAACTGTCCATATGACTTCCCCATTTTGACCAGCGTTTGCTAGAATTGTATTGAAAGGTGCTTTACAAGCGTTTACAATAATATTATATCCTTGTTTCTGGTCATCGTTTTCAAATTCAATTTCCTCACCAATATGGTCACATGCTCTCCGTAAAGCAATACCCCCACCTGCAACAATACCTTCATCTACAGCAGCACGTGTAGCAGCTAAAGCATCTTCCACTCTATCTTTCTTCTCGTTTAACTCTAACTCTGACTCAGCTCCTATCTTAATAATAGCAACACCACCTGCTAACTTACCTAACCTATCTTGTAGAGATTCTGTTTCATATGCTGATTGTGACTCATCAATTAACGTTTGAATATCTTTAACTCTCGTCTCAATTTGCTCTGCATCTCCTGCACCATCTATAATTGTAGTTGTTTTACTATTACAGTTTACTAATCTTGCTGTTCCGAACTCTGTTCCAGTGAACTTCTCTAACTTCATACCTTTTTTAGTTGATATAACAGTAGCTCCTGTAAGTGTAGCTATATCTTCTAGATTAGCTGTTCGCTTATCACCAAATCCAGGTGCTTTAGCTGCTGCTACTTTTAATGTACCTCTCGCTGAATTCACGATAAGGCCAGCCAACGCTTCACCATCTATATCTTCTGCAATAATAAATAAAGGTTTACTTTTAGCTATACAATGCTCTAAAATCTTTACCAGTGGTTTAAGTGATGTTATTTTCCCATCATACAATAAGATATA